TACTTGCTTCGTGACGACTAGAAGTCGCCCTTGAGCCAGTCGCTGTCCGACGGCTGCGTGAACTTGTAGCCCGGGTTCGGACGGGCCTCGACGACCTTGTTCTCGGTGAGAACCTGCGGACCGGCCGCCTGGGCGGTGTCGTCGATGTAGTAGGTCACGCCGGTGACGGTAGGAATCGTCAGGGTGTTGGTCGCGTCGTCGTAGGCGGGCTCGGTCGGGGTGACCGTCAGGACGGTGCCGGAGAAGATGGCGTAGACCTCGGCGGGCGTCGGGAGCGACGGGTCCGTGCCCTCGGTGCCGTAGAGGAACTCCTCGAGCGTGCTCAGGGCATCGGCGTCGACCTTGGTCGAGTCGATCGTGATGCTGGCCGTCGGCTTGTAGTCCTGACCGGCGATGTTGCCGACCTCGACGGGAGTCGTGGTGAATTCCCAGCTGAACGTGATCGCCTCGGGCGAGTCGTTGACGGTGGCGTAGGCCTTCTCGGACGGGGCCGCGAGAGCACCGTAGACGAGGTGGAGCTTGTAGCCGTGGTCCTGGCCGTCCAGGTCGTTGCCGAGCTTGGTGCGGTAGGAGAGACCGAAGGACTTCCGTCCCTGCTGACCGAACGAGACGCCGGGAGTCGGGGTGGCCGAGCCGTCGCACTGCTCCCAGGCGAGCGGATAGGTGAACGCCTCGATCGTGCCGCCGAACTCCTCGGCCGAGACGAGGTTCAGGTACTTGATGTTGTCCGCGTACTGCGGGTTGGACTCGGCACCCGAGGGCGACTCGGTGACGGCCGTCAGACCGTTCCAGGCGTGTCCCTCGTTGTAGACGCCGGAACCGTTGGGGATGTAGAGGACACCGTGATCGACGCCGGTCTCGTAGTACCGCTCGCCAGCCTTGTCCCATGTGAGGACTGCCATGAGTATGTTCCCCTCAGAAATAGAGGTTGAAGACGTGGTGGTGTAGGTTGTCCGCCGTGAATATGCGATTCAGATTGGACAACGGTAGCTGAGCGATGTCGTCGGAGAGGAGCATCGTGTCGTCCGGATTCCGACCGATCAGCGTCAACTGATATCGCTTGGCGCGACTGTATGGGCTGTTGTCAGCGAACTCAGTCTTTGCATTGTCCTGTGCATAGACGATGCAGGGATAGTTCATCTGCACGTTAGAAGGGGGCTGGAAATATACGTTCGTACTTCCCAGCACCCCCTCCAGGAGTGCCTGAAGCTCAAGGCGCTTCTGGCTTGGGGCCATTGTAGACACCCCCTAGCCGCAGGAGAAGGCGGGGAGCCTGTACCTCGACCTCAGATACGGCCCACAGAGTCCCCGCCCACTCGACGTAACGAACAGCAAAGATATGTTCGTTCGCAAAAGCATCAGCAACAATGCTGATCGAATTACCAACCGAGAGGTCATTGTTGACGCTCTCACCTGCCCTGAAAGCTACCGAGGTACGAACAACATCACCGAAGTAAATATGTTCAACAATCTGATCCTCGTGTACGCCAGGGGAGGTCTCAACAGTTACGCCGTATCCCACCTTTCCAGAAAATCGAGGCATGACGGTTCGACCCTAAGGTCAGGAGCTCTTGCGCTTGAAGGTCCAGGAGTCCTGGGCCGTGTTGGCGAAGTGGTAGCCGGAGTCGGCGACCGCGTCGATGGTCTCGGACGCACCCGGAGCCAGCGCCGTCTGGGCGCCCGCGGTCAGGGTGGTGCCGTCGCTGTCCTTGTAGGTCACGCCAGTGACGGACGGGATGGTGATGACGCCGGTGGTGGCGTTGAAGCCGGGCTCCTCCGGGGTCGCCAAGACGCTGGCGGCGTCGGTCTTCTTCAGGACCAGAGCCGACTTCGGGCGGACCAGGGCGCCCGACAGACGGGTCTCCAGCAGGTACTTCTGCTGGTTGTAGTCGATGTCGAAGTCCTCGAACATCGTGAGTTCGCCGCCGCGGTCGGTACCGACGTTGTAGTCGTCCAGGTTGACGATGATGCCGATGACGTCGGGGTGCTCGTTGAGCGGCTCGACGAGCTGGATGTCCTTGACGCCGAGGACCTGAGCGACCTCGCTCTTGTTGGCGTAGTAGCGACGACCCATGCCGTCCTTCGCCTTCAGGAACATGTTGAGCTGGCGCACCGTGGTGTACAGGGTCGGGGTGCCGGTACCCTTGTAGAACTCCATGCCGTCCATGACCGCGTCGACGACCTCCTCGTAGGAGGAGTCCGCGTCGTTGACGTTGACGTTGAGCGTGGTGACGAAGAGCTCGTGGTCGTTGACGATGGAACGGACGCCGACGCCGTCAGAAGCACCCAGCGGGTCCTTGACCTTGTCCGTGTCACCCGGGGCACGGCCGTCGCCGACGAGGATCGCGCGGGCGACCTCTTCCTCGGTCATGAGCCGCATCTCGGCCTTCAGGAAGGCGACGATGTCGAAGTCCGTGATGTCGAGCATGTCGTCACGGTCGAGCTTCTGCTTCTTGTAGATCGTGGTGGGCGAGGTGGTCCGCTTCGAGACGCCGAACCACTCCTCCTCCTTGTAGTTCCCCTTGATGTAGCCCTTGGCACGGGCCTCGTCCTGGGTCAGGTCGGCCGTGAAGGTCTTGATCCGGGAGAACGGGGTCTTGCGGGTGCCGTTGAGGACGGACGAGACCCACTCGGTCCGGCGCTTCTCGAGGTCGATGGTCCCGGTGGCCATCTTGGCATCCGGGAACAGGGTGTCGATGTTCTCGATGCCGTGCTGGAGGGCGTAGTTGTTGACGGCCTCGCGGATGGAGCCGACCTTCACCGCGTCGGCGAAGATGCCCTTGACGGCGTCCTGGGTGAGCGCGTGCTTCATGGATCCGCCGGACTTGCTGACGTCGTTCTGGTCGAATACGTTGCGCGACATGCCGTCGCCTCCTTCGTGGGTGATGGTCGTGCCGGTGGCGGAGTGAGCCGCGGAGGTCTTCTTCGCATTCTCCAGGGCGACGCCGATGAGGTAGTGGACGACGTTCCGCTGCTCTTTGTCCAGGGTGTCGTAGACGTCCCGGATGGTCATGTCGTCGCTGGCGTGCTTCAGCTCTTCGTCGTCCTCGTCGTCCTCGTCGTCCTCGTCGTCCTCGTCGTCCTCGGGAGAACTGTAGGCGTGATCCAGGGCGATACCGGTGTGGATGACAGCCTCCTCCTCGGACTCGAAGACGGTGCCGTCGCCGTGCTGGATGTTGACGTAGTCGATCGTGGCGCCGGGATTGGCACCGGCGAGGACGAGACTCACCTCGCGGATCACTCCGTGCATGACGTTCTTGGCCTTCTCCACCAGGTTGTTGGCGTAGATGGACAGGAACTTGATGTCGCCGTGCTCGACGAGGGTGCGGGCGTTCTTGCCCTGCTCGGTGTCGTTGAAGAAGGCGTAGGCGTAGACGCCCTCGTCCCGGTGCTCCAGTACGGCGTGACCGAGGACGTTCTTGGCGTCGCTGTGTCCGTGCTGCCAGACCAACGGTACCTGCTGGTGGTGCATCTGCTCGAAGGCACCGCGCATGATCGTTCGACCGTCGGTGCACCTGAGACCAGCCTTGGTGGCCCAGCCGCCGAAGTCAGCTTCGATTACTCCCATTTTGACCGTCTCCCTCCTACTTCTTCGCTGTGGGTTTCCGGGCTCCGACGGAGCCGTTCTTGCGCATCTTCTCGATCCGCTCTTGGATGGTTTTGATCTTGCCCTTCAAGGACTTGACCTCGTCGGCGAGAATCTCGTCCTTGTGCTTCTCGTAGTACTCCTTCGACTGCTTCGCAGCTTTGGCCTTTTGGGCAGAGGTCTGCTTCTTGGCTGTTGTCTTCTTGGCAGTCGTCTTCTTCGGAGCATTACTGGTGGGCTTGACCCCGCTCCGAGCCTTGGCTTGCTTGGTCAACTCAGCCAAAGCATCACGAAGCTTTTCCAGGCGAGCCTTGAGGGCGTTTACCTCGGCTTCGAGCTTTCTGCGCCGTTCGGCTTGTCGCTGAGCCCTTGTCTTGGTAGGCGGCTTGGGCTTAGCAGTGGGCCTACTCTTCGACGTCCTGATTGCTGCTGCCGTACGTCCCTTGAGTTTGCGAGTCTTGAGGTAGTACTCGCGTCTCTTGGCCGGGTCGTATGCGTGTTCGAGATCGTCAGCCACCTTCATCGATTCCTAGGTCGCTGAAGATCGTATCGACGAGTGCGTTGACTTCTGCTAGACCGCTCTGAAGCAAGTCCTCGCCTCCGTCTTCCTCGTCGAACTCCTCGCCTGATTTCGCGGGAGGAGGAACACCGGTATCGGCTTGAGGCATGTTGCTGTTGATCAACTGATCGGCCTTCGGGTCCATCGAGGGCTTGAAACCGATGCCCTGCCGGATCTCGTTGGCGGACAGAATTTCGTTCCGTGTGAACTTGTCGGCGACCTCGGCCACCTGTTCCATGGGAACGAGATCGAACGGATTGCGGAAATATACGATCGACTGGCCCTGAGTACGGGCAGTCTTGGTCAGGAAGGAGCGCTTCATGGCCTCCGTGATCGACTGCACAATCGGTTTGATGGTCCGATTGAAGTAGTTGATCATGGCCTTCTCATCGGCCGTCCCGTTCATTACTTCTTCTGTCAGGCCGAGCTGCGAATAAAGCATCGCAGTGAGGTACTCGATCTGCTTCAGAAGATTGTTCTCGATCGGCCGGTTCAGCTGCTGGATCTTCTCGGTACCGTCGGTGTAGGCGATACCGTACTTACTCCCCGTCAGCTGGAACTCAATATCCTTACGCCGTTGTTCGGCTTGCTGCCGACGGGCTTCGGATTTGATCACATAGGGGAGTTGGATGATCATGTCGAGTTTGCCGGAGCTCGACTGTTCGTCCACGGAGTCCAGCATGTTCAGCTTACGAATAAGCCGCTGAAGCGTCGAGTTCGGTTCGTTCATGACCGAATATAGCGGGTTCTCGACGATGGCCGTGGTCTTCTTCGGGACGGTGACTTGCTTCCTTTGTCCGTCCCGTTCGTCGTAAAGATTCACGGTGACGTGCGCTGGATGCCATGCCACGATCTCGCCGACTCGGAGAGACTTGATGATGAAGCTGGAAGATATAGCCGGATCGATGTCCGTGTCTACTGGAACGATGGCAGCGACTCCGTGTTCGAACAACGTCATCGCTATGTCCTGACGGAATTGCCGAGCCCCCTGGTCGAGGTTCGGTTCTACTGTCAGACAGTCCTGGAGGTAGCTGGAGATGTCCTCGAGATAACGCCCCTCCTCGTCCAATCGGGCGTGCCGGATGTCTACTCCAGACACGTCGATACCCAACCGGGTATAGATCGAGGAGATGATGGATCGTTCACTGGAGTACGATCCTCGTGACCTCTGCGGAGCGTAGGAACCGTACGATCCATGTCCACCATGGGAGTGAATACCGAGGTACTTCTCCTCAAGGAACAAGTTCCAGCCGTGCTTCAGACCCTCCTTCATACGAGAAAACAAGTTTGCCATTAGTCACCTCCTTCCTGAAAGCGTGACTCGGAGGTCAGCCGATACCCATGTCCTTGAGCAGGTTGCGGGCGGCTTGATGACCGTTGGGATCCTTGGCTTTGGAATACGCCTTCTTGCCCGCATCAAGGATGGTTTTGTCGATGCCTGTCTTGTGGGCGTAGAGCGCACCACCAACGACGATCGCTGTGGCGGCCGAGGCGTACTGAGAGTTTCCGTTGAGGATATGGCGTGTGCCACGAATTCCTTTACCGGCACTCTTCTTGACATTCTTCCGCTTGCGTTCGCCGCGTGCCTTCTCGGCATGCCTAGACATGTCCTGATTGCCGAGATGTTGATCGAAGGCCTTCTTGTAGTTTGGGTCCTTCTTGCTCTTGGCCTCGACCTTGGCTTTGATCAGCTTTCGCCGGGTGCCAGCACCTTCGCCGTAGAACATCTTGGCTCGGGCGAACTCCTGCGCATCCTTACGGGCTTCACGGTTCGTGCTGCGAGAGACACCTGAAGGATCGCTTCGTCGAACGCCCCACTTCATGCCCTTGACGCCGTAGTGGGTCAGTTCATCGCCCATCGAAGAATGTAGGAACTCGTCACCGAGAGGGGCGAAGCCAGCTTCCTCGTTGAGTTGTTGGATTTTTTTGATCAGGGCTTCCTCGGTGGGGAACGAAGAAGGATCGAGGAAACCTGGTGTCCTAGACACATTACTTCACCTCCTTAAACGGCGTTGGGTCGAGACCTAGTTCTTTATGGAGAGTTTCGCCCCACACGTTCACGAATCTGGGAGAGTTGGTCCCCCAGTGATAACTGTTGAACAACTCGCCTTCCAGTTCTTCACGAACGCCAGCGGTTGCTGCATACCCCGAAGTTTCCCAAACAGTCTGCCCGTCCTGCTTGGCTGCTTTTAGTGCGGCCTTCAGTGCTTTGTCACGGGCTTTGATGTTCCCACCAACGACCTTGGGTCCTACTAAACCCGGAACAACTTTTTGATCGGCGTGGAAAATAGAATGGAAACTTTCGTGGGTGAGGAGTGATTTTACATTACCCGTCCCCGGAGCCAACCATCCAGTTTTCTCGTTCCTCGCCATCGTGTCTGTCAGATCCTTGGCCTGAACGAAGACTTCTCCGTTTTTACCACCTTGACCGTGTCGGTTTACGACATAGGCCAGAGTACTCGGATACTCGGGGTTCTTGGGTCCTAGGACTTTGACCTTTTCGATGTTGTAGTTGTATCGGCTTCTGATCAGATCAGAAACTTCAACAGCAGCGTCCCTCGTGGCTGAGTGAAAACCGTTCTCGACATGGGTGACGGGGGACTGAAGACGGTATGCTCTTTCTTCGTCTTTTCGGATGCCCCACTTCATACCCTTGACGCCGTAGTGAGTAAGGTCATCA